AGTACAGGAAACCATATCAGAGACCGCACAGGACGTAGGAGAGGCCGTACAGGACACCTCTCTGTTCAAAGCTGGAGCAGAGTTAGCCAGACAAAACCCAAGAACTGCTGAGTTCCTTGGTGACGTAGGTAAAATAGCAAGCGTAGTTCCTGTAGGAAGAATAGTTAAATCTTCTGTAAATGAACCTGTACTAGCTATGAATACAATGATACCTGAAAATTATTCAGGTCTTCCCGGCGCTGAAATATACGGGAGTGCCAAAACTTTTGCTAAAACATTACCTACGGCTGTAAAAGATGCTTTTTCACCGTCTGCTCAAGCAGCTTTAAGAGAAACAGGAATAAGCCCTTCAAAAGCAGCGGGAGAAATAGGAAGCGCAGTTAGAACAGGTAATCAAAGTTTCGGATCTGCAATAACATCTTCATACTTGAGCAGACAAACAGGTAGAGGCGAGTCAATAGTTGAGAAAGGCCCAATAGGTAAAGCAAACTTTCATGGAAACACAAAGGCTAGCGATAAAGACGGACTTAAATCAGCAATTTTTGTAGATAACAAAACTACAAGAGGATCAATACCTTCTCAAGTACAAGAAAGAGCACTTAACCATTTAATAAAAAGTACAGGTGTTGAAAAAGAATTAGACACTACAGATGTTTACATAAAAAGAAACTCTGGATACGATAATTTTGGGAGTGAAGGGGTTTTAGGAACAGCCGCTTCTAACAGTAATCCTGTAATGGCTGCACTAAATTCTAACTCTACTGTTAAAGGATCTTTGAGTGAGTGGGTTAAAAACAACAAAGTTCCTAGAGGTAAAAAAACCGACGAGAGTTCAATAGAGTCGGCTAGAAAAAAACTTAGCTCTAAAGACATGGAAGAATACTTCCAATACTACAACGAAGTAAACAAAGATAAAACTTCTGTAAATTTTAGAAAAGGAGAAAAAGGGGACGATTTTTATTACTTCCAATCTTCTCACAATTCTAGGGCAAAAGAGCTTGGTGGAGTAAATATGTTTTTTGCTCTTAATCCTAAAAGCGGTCAACTTATTACTATGATGACTGATAAACATGATCTTGTGAAAATGAATCCAGCGGGTGGCACCTCGTTAGTAACTGTAAGTCCAGCACAAGTTAGTAATTTTAAGGCAGACAAAGGTAAAAGGTTTACAATAAACTCAGCTACAAAACAAAAACAGAGCAAAGCTAAAAAAGATTCTGAAGAAACGGCGGCAAAAGAATTAGAAAGAACAACGGGAATAAAAAGAGAGAAAAATGAAACTCCTGTGTCTTATCATTTTAGAGTTATGAGAGATTATAGACCACAGGCTGAACTTCAAGATTATTCTAAAGTTCTTAAACGTGGCAGTATGTTGGGTGTTGTCGGAACTTCCGCAGCAGCCCAAGCAGAAGAAGGGGAGCCATAGGCGACTCCCCAGTTCCTCTCTAAGCTACATTAGCAAACTTAACACTCTGCATATCCCCCCGTAGCCCAGCCTTCATATAAGCCGTTGCACGGCCTTCAAAGAAGTTCTGGTGTTCTACCCCCAGTACCTCATCTAACCAGCCCAGAGGGTTGTCCTTGACGTTGTAGTTGGGCTTTAGACCTAACTGGAGCAGCCTACGGTCTGCAATGTACCTGATGTACTGTCGCATCTCTTTCTTAGTCAAGCCCTCTATGTCTCCCTGCTCAAACACAAGATCCAAGAACCTATCCTCTAGGTCAACCATCTCACGACAAGCCTGATAGATTTCTTTCTTAAAGTCATCAGTCCAGATGTCAATGTTTTCCTGAATAAACTCTCTGAACAGCTTGGTCATTGCTTCAACGTGCAGTGACTCATCACGTATACTGTACGTAATAATCTGTCCCATGCCTTTCATCTTACCAAACCGTGGGAAGTTAAGCAGGATGATGAAGCTGGAGAACAACTGTAGACCTTCAGTAAATCCAGAGTAGATAGCCAAGGCTTTAGCAATAGAGCGTTTATCGCCCTTAGTGACCCGTACAGCGTCTACATACTCATGCTTGTCTGCCATAGCCTCATACTCTGCAAACGCCTTATACTCCACCTCTGGCATTCCTACGGTGTCTAAGAGCAAGCTGTAGGCGTGTTGATGTATAGACTCCATGTTGTTGAAGGCACCCATCATCATACGCGCTTCAGGCTTCTTAAATATCTTCATGTACCTGTCAACATAACCTGCGCTAACGTCAACATCAGACTGTGTAAACAAGCGGAATATCTGAGTCAGTAGGTTCTTCTCCTCATCAGTCATATTCTGCCAATCCTTTACGTCATTGTGCAGAGGTACGTCTTCAGGGAACCAGTGCATTTGATTCTGTTGTGAGTAGTAATCAAACATCCAAGGGTTATCAAAGGGCTTGTAGTAATCTCTAGTGTCCAGTAGACTCATTTTCTTTTTTTTCCTCTAGTTCTGTGTAGTATTCAATCCAATCTTCATAGGAAGTTAGTAAGTTTTCTTCCCAGATGTAATACATACAACCATATATGGGGTGTTTTGTGTCCTGTTGCTCCGTCATCACACTAGCCCCGTCCTAGTCATACACTGGCATATCATGTGAGGCCCGTACTGCCGACACACCTTAATATGCTCATCTATGCACTTGACATTCTCAGGTTTATAATAGTCCCACTTGCTACGTTGTGTTCCGTCAGTAGCACAGCCAGTTAGTAGTAACGTCGCTAATAATAATTTAACCTTCACAGCTTAAGCACTCCCCATCTTCTAAGTTAATTCTTGGTATCTTTACGTTGACATTCTCTGCATTACGTGCCGCTGTGGTGCGGTAGTAGTACATAGACTTTAGTTTGTTTGCTCCTGCCCAGTGTACGTTGTTGACGTACTCTAGGTATTCGTCATGTGTTTCCTGTGATGCACTGGATGCTGGAGGCTCAAAGAATGTATTGACTGACTGAGACTGACACACATACGGCTGTCTAGTATAGGCATGTTCAATAACCCAGATTTGATTGATCTCAGGTGCGGTCTTAAATACCTCTTTTTCCTCCGCAGATAGCGCATCAAGGCTCTGAACAGACCCATCAGCAGCGGAAATATCTTTCCATGTTTTATCATTGTTTATACCTTTTTCCTCCAATAGTTGTTCTAGGTATTTGTTTTTTACCCTGTAGCTACCACTCAGCGTCTTATGCGTAAAAATGTTAGCCCTCGTAGGCTCAATCGAAGGGCTAGTTCCACCACATATAATACTGCTGCTGGCATTAGGAGCAATAGCAAGGAGATGTGAGTTACGGCGACCACTGCCAACCATATCAGGAGCTTCGCCCCTATGTCCAGCCAGAGTCCTACTAGCTTCTTCTGCTCTTTCCTTGATGTGTTTGAAGGCTCTGTTATTGAATGAGGCAGCGTAAATTCCCTCAAAAGAGAATCTATTACGTTGAAGATAACTATGAAAACCCATCGCACCAAGGCCAATCGCGCGTTCTCTATAAGCACTATAAGCGGCTCTTGTGAAGCCTTTTTTATCCAAGTCAACATGATACTTAAACTCCTGTAAACTGTTGCACTGTTCTTTTATACCTACCGTCTGTATAGCATTGTCAATAAAGTGTTCCAGTGTGTTGTCCAGCATAGTTACTAGATCACTGATGAACAACTCATTGTCTTTCCACTCATCAAAGTATTCTAAATTAACACTTGACAAGCAGCACACTGCTGTACGTTCTTCGTTTGTAGGCAGTGTAATCTCAGAGCATAAGTTACTTTGCTTAACCTCTAGCCCTAGATCCTTCTGCTCCTTTGGTAAGTATTGATTACAACGGTCTGTGTTGACAATGTAAGGCTCACCTGTTTCTGCTCTGGTGTGTATTAGCTGCCACCACAAGTCCCGTGCTGGGACTGTCTTAATAGCTTGCTTTGACTTAGGATCTATGAGCCTCCAAGGAAGGTCGTATTGGACAGAATATAGGAACTCATCAGAGATATTAACGCCATTATGAAGATTAAGACATTTACGATTAAGGTCGCCACCAGTAGTCTTTCGCATAGCAATGAATTCTTCAATCTCTGGGTGAGAGATGTCCATATAAGCCGCATACGCTCCACGCCTTGTTACTCCTTGGTTGAATGCTAACATTTGGCTGTCAACGACATGCATAAATGGAATGCTGCCAGTTGATTGACTCCCGTTAGAAGTAGCCACACCATTGCTACGAACAGCGCCCCAATACCCACCAAGACCGCCCCCGCTGGAAGTGAGCCAAATGTTTTCATCATAATGAGATGATAGACCACCTCTGGAGTCAGGCACAAAATTAAGAAAGCAGCTAATAGGTAACCCACGAGTAGTTCCTCCATTACTGAGTATTGGTGTGCTAAACATAAACCAACCCTTGCTGGCGTAGTCATACAAACGCTGTGCTAAGTCAAAGTCAGTGGCACCCTGATAGGTAGCACTGTACACTGAGGCTCGTGCAAAGGCTTCCTGCGCGTATGTCTCATCCTTCCAGAAGTATCTGTCCTTCAGGGTGTTCAGAGAGAAGTCGTTTAGGTCTTTCTCCCTGTCGTAGTCTATTGTAATCCCAAGGTAATCTTGAGTGCCTATCTTATACTGCATCTTGGTTGTCCAACAAAAACTTCATTAAGCGCTCCTCATACCACCTAGCTTTACGTAGGTCTTCAAATGGCTTTTTCTTGTACCTGAATCTCCATCTATATTTTAACGCATTCCCACGCAAATAGCCAATGTATTCGTCTTTATTTAGCATTGCCTCTATAGCTTCTATGCACTCTATACTACCATTGTTGTAGTGAGGTGGGTTGTCCACCATATTTTGCTCCCCAAAGACGGGGTGTTCGTTTGGCGCATCGTCTTTGTATTCTTCGCTTTCTTCGTCCCACTGGAGTTGGTATTTGTACTTACTGTTGAGCTTGCTCCATGCTTGGGGTGCCTCATTATCAATACTCAATTTCTTCTTGTCGCGTGTCATCTTGTAGTTCCTCCTCAAATTGTTCTAAGTTAGCTAGCAGTTTATCCTCAAACCTGTCCAGTATTTCTTCACTTGATATGTCAAGAGCTTCTATTAGGTCATCAGGGTCATATCTCTGCAAGACTTTTTCCTTAATCTCATCCATTGTTAAAGTGTAGTTATTGTGAGTCAACATATTTTATCAACTTGTCGAGTTCATTTAATGTGTAGTGCTTAAAGCCTTCCTTGTCGCACCACTGCCCCATAGTCATCTTAGCACCCTTACGTAGCTTTTTGTTAGGATCAGAGAGTACAAAGATCAGTTCTGTGTCTATACAGTCCCTGATTGATTTGTACTTCATTGTATCCCCGGCCCGAAAGAATCCTTTTAGTTCCAAGAGTATCCCTGTGCGCGTATGTACAAAGTCTGGTTTGTACTTCCTGTGCATAACGTAGGGGACATCAAAAGGTTCGTACTTAAACTTACGCTTTGGAGCTATAGCCGCAAAGGAAGCCTCAAGTCCTGACCTGTAGATACTGTCGTTACGCAATCTTGATTTCTTGTACGCGCGGCTCATGCACGACCTCCGTTAAGTATTTTGGCCCGTAGGCGTAAGCAAAAGCGCGTAACTGGGGATAGCACGAAAGTTTGAAGTGACAGTAAGAGCAGCCCATTGCGAGTTTCTGGTTCCCACTCTTTCCATCTGGCACAGGCACGTAGCAATGCTTTGGCGCTTCCTGTGCCTCTACGACCTTTTTTACGTGCTTGATCCTCTCTACTATGTCTTCCTTCAGTACCTCGTACACAGGCGCTTGTGTGTCCTTCAGGTCGTACTTCAGAAAAGTCAAGTGTCCATTCTGCTTGTCCATAGCAAGCCATCCAAACTCTGTTTCACCTTCTGAATGTGCGTAAGCCTTTATCTGGTCTATATAACCAAAAGGATCATCAAAAGCCAGCGTAGCGTCCTTAAACTTCTTAAACCCGTAGCTGCTTGTTGATTTGACATCCGTCACTACCCCATCTATGCGACAGTCCATGTGGCCTACAATGCCTTCCACTTCGCAAACCTTCTGCTCATCCGTAACTGCATGTCCTGATAGCCTTGTCAAGAACAGTAACATTTCTTCAATTACGTGACCGTACAGAAACTTAATTAAAGTGTAGGGCTGCATTTCCTCCTTTGGCCCTGCATCGTTATAATGGTTCCAGAGGTATCTATCGTCCTTACCTATGTTTGACAAGCGTAGCTTACGACTGTCACGGTATCCTCCGTTAGCAAACTCATTACGCATTAAGTCCTTCATAGCTTCGCCAAATTTCTCAATCTCAGCTTCAGTATCTATGGACTTGTCTACGTTTTTAGTTTTAACTAACTTGTAGATGTCGGAAACAACTGTGTTTGTTGTTTTCACTTACTTTCTCTGTGGTCTATAAATCTAAGTTTACGTGTAATTGGATTGAAACCAAGCAAGACAACATTCAAATCTTTTTGGAGCTTGCTTCTAAATTTTGTATTTGAATAGTTCCCGTCTCCCGGTATCTGTTCTGTAAATGTTTTGACATCTATCAAAATTGTTTCCTGTGTTTCTAAGTTGTGCGCAATCAAATCTATAGGGCCAGAGCACCCAGCATTCTTAAACACTTCGTATCCTTCATCCCAAAGCCAAGTTACTGCGTAGTATTCTGCCAAGTCACCCTTGCGGCTACTGTCAGCTTCAGTGGGTTTCTGACCAGTTGCTGCCAACATTGTATTCTCCTGTTAATGGACATCTGAGGTTGTAGTGTAGACCCGCAGCTTCTATACAAGACACCGCTAGTCTGCCGTACTTATCCTCCTGACCTTTTGTTACTTCAGCCTGTACTTCGTCGTGGATGTTACCCACAAAGTTATAGTCCAGCTTGTACCCCTGTGCATATTCATCTAGGATAACAAGAGCCTTCTTCATAACTATGGCACCAGCACCTTGAAGTAACGTATTGAGTGCTGAGTGTGCGCTACGTACCTGTAGCACCCTACCGTCTAGTCCTTTGAGGTATCCTCCTTCTGCTTTTCTTGCAACTCTTTCAGTAAGAGATCTAAGTGCTGGCAGACCAGTAAGGAATCTGCCTCTAAGCGTTTTGCCAGCACGAGCATTTCCCCCGACAATTGTACCAAGTTTTGCATCTCCTGCTCCGTATAGGAAGGCATATATGAAAGTTTTAGCCTGATCTCGCGATTCAAGTCCTGCAAGTTTTTGATTTGCTGTGTGAATGTCTCCGTGGAGAATTTCATTGGTGTACTCCTTGTCTCCCATGTAGTGTGCCAACATTCGTAGCTCTAAGCCGCTAGCGTCAAAGCCAACCAGAGACTTACCTTCTGGGACAGTCCAGCAGGATCTACACTCTTTGCCGTATGGAGCGCGGGACGCTGGAACCTGGGCCAGATTTGGCTCTGAGTGCGTCATACGGCCCGTTACAGCCCCGTTTGTGTTTACCCTGCCGTGTACCCTACCTTCCTCATCAGCAGCGTCTATCCAGCTTTTTATCTGTGCTACGCGCTTTTGAACCATAAGGTACTCAGCTATCAATTGTGCTTCAGGTATATCAGTGATCTTAGACAGTACAGCTTCATCAACAATGGCTTGGCCCTTCTCTGTAAACTTCTTAGGCTTCCATCCAAAATGCTGTAAGTATCTGCCAATCTGCTGCCTTGACCCCAAGTTAAACTCAGGGAAGTCAATCCGACTAAACGGGCCATTTACATCCTTCCACTGCTCACCTAAAAACTTTAGGCCGACCGTAGAGACTGTATTATCTTTCTTACACCGTGGCGTAATCTCCTTGACAAATGTAGGGAGAGGACGAAAGGTATCCTGTACTTTGTCTTCCAAGTCATATTTTTTTTCCTTTAGCAGAGCTAATAATTGATGTGCATATTTTAGATCCAGCAGCCAGCCAAGGCTGACCTGTCTACTCACTATCCTTTGCACCTCATGTTCTAGTTGTATTGAGTCCACCTCAAACCCGTCCAGTTCATTCAGTAGGTGCTGGTACAGTTTTTCAGTTACTTCAACGTCACGTACACAATACTTTTCCATCTCAGGCGACAAGCGTGACCAGTCAGTATGGTCGCCCTTAGAGAACCCAAGACGCTCACCCCATGCCCGTAGGCTATGCCCACCTGCACG